CATAATCACTAAATCACCATCCATGTGAGCATCAGGGATTTCGGCTATTACTTTAAAACCAAGGTGTCGGTTTAGTTTTAGGGCAGATTCATTATCTGCACAAACTTGACCTAGTATAACGCTAACACCTAGTTTATTAAAGGGATAATCGAAAGCCGCCCACAATAAATCTCTACTCATCCAATTTACTTCATCTACTGCCGCAATGTGCATTTGACACGCTTTTGGCATAAAACTAGCAAATCCTACTACTGCTACTAAATTCCCATCTATTTCCTGCCCAATACATACTGTTTCTATGGGTAAGGGGTGGTTCATCATTCGGACTAACCAATCCCCCATGTACTGTTGATTTTCGGTAGTTACCTGCCTCAATTACAATACGCCCCCTTTTTCCATTACATAATCGGTACTTGCCCAATGCAATTCTATGGCTTGAGATACCACATTTAAACTAATTGAACCAGCATAGCCTATGCCTGTAACGCTTTGCCATACCTTAGAAGTAATCAATCCACCGCCCCAATTAGCATCATCCCATTCAGCTACATCCCATAAACCAATGGATAAAATGTTGGGGTTAAATGATATTTGACCAGTTAAATTGACTGTTTCAAAGTCAGTAGATATGCCGCAAAGCACCGTAGGTACACCGTTATCTGTCTGAAGAATAGGGCGAACCATCGTAAACCGCTTTTGCTGACCACGACTGTCAAAGTAACTGTATGCTTGCTGAACAAACGCAGATATATTTGTACCTGCATCGGCATTGGTATCGTAGAACTTGCCTACAAAGCCATCACCGCCAAAATACATATCGTCACCGCTTAATTCCCAGCAATTAGCGTTAATGTTGGTAAATCTTGCCCATGACTTAGTAATGTTGTGCATGACATATTGCTCTGAACCGCCAATAACAGGCACATTCAAAATCAGCATATTCTGTTTAGCAAAATAATTGATTTGCCAGCCATAAAAACTAGAATAAAGGCTTGTAGCTTGGGAAATGGCAAAGAAAATCTTGTCTGTAATGTTTACACGGGGGTCAAGACGGGTAGATTGCAAGCCTGCTGATAAGGGAACTAAGCCACCTTCGGTCAAAACAAGCAAATCACCGCCAAACTTAAACATACATTTACGGTTAAAAGTCTGCCCAATGAGCCAAATACCGATTAATGCCCAATCATTAGGGTCAGAAGGGTCAGAACCCTTATAAATAGCGACTTCACCGTTTGATGTAACGAATGCGGCTAGGTCATCAACACCATAACCAGCGTCAATAGTCCATGTACCCATTGCTTGAAGGTAGCCACCGTTCTTAAAGATGCCACCTAACGGAAACTTGGTAACAGCACCGTTGATTGAATCTACTGGCAGATAACAAAAATCTAGGCTGTCCTTAATAACAAAATACAAGCGTTCTTTAAATAGATTGACGGTTTCAAAGTTTGAACTATCTTCGCCTGTAATGAAGTATCTGACGGTATAAGTGCCTACGGTACTTGCATTGCCGCTTGGAGCGACTGTCATAGTGTAAGTAAGGGTAGTAGGCCCTGTTACGGTTACACGGTAAATGCCGTTAAATTCTGCTGGAATTGCCCCTGCTACCGTAATTGTGTTGCCAGTTACCAAACCATGAGCCACCGCAGTAGTCATGGTTGCGGTTAAATTACCTGTGCCGCCTCGTGTAATGCTAGAAATAGTCTGTGCTGTGCTAGTTGTGGCTGATCTAGACCACCGTGTACCGTCATAGACAATCATAGGGTCTTGACCGTTTACGGCTGGCATAAACGAGCCACCTGCCGTTGTAAGGCTAGTTTGAACCCATTGACCGCTAGTGTTACCTGTAAGGCTCACAGAAGCCGTAGAAGTGCTTACATTGTAAATAGTAGAAGTAGTAGCCCCAAATAGCGTGTTTCCAGTAGGGCTGCTGTAATTAAGCAATGACAGAACATCGCCTGTAATACCTGTACTAGATTTTGAATATCCACTCCTTAGGGTTACATCCGTAGGCGTGGGAAAGAAGTTAATCATTTGAACCGCATCTAACGGGTTCATTTCAGCCAAAGAATCCCTAGCGTTCCAACCGCCAATAGGGGAAGGAAGTGAAGCCGTTGTAGCGGTAAACCGTTTGGCGACTGGCATGATTAAACCCAACCCCAAGTTTTACCAAGTGCAATATCTGAAACAACGCCTCGACTAATTTTAAAATCACGGTGAATATCAGCTTGGCTATAACCACGATTTAATAAATTTTTAATTTCCATAACTTGAGATTCCGTTAATTTAGCCATAGAACGATGATGCAATCTTCCTTTTGGCGGATGATATTGCCTATCCTTATCAACTTTATCTGCAACATTATCAGCATTTGAGCCAATAAATAGATGGTCTAAATTAAAGCATGACGGATTGTCACAACGATGCAACACATGTTGCTCTGTAGTTAATTCACCGTTTTTAATTACCCAAAACAATCTATGTGCAGCATAACCACGATTTTTATACTTAATTCGCCCATAACCATTTCGGTCTTTAAACCCTAAAAAATTATGGCATCCCGTAGTTGGATCAACCTGTTTGCTTAATTCAAATCTTTTTTCAATTGACAAACTTCTGTATTCCCATGCTTTCATAGTAAATCCTCCTATAACAGGAGAATAGGATACCACACTTGAGCATTGATTTACATACATTTATTAACTTCCGTATCCTGAATCAGGGATATTTGCCCAACCGATAAGCACAGCACTTGGTTGTGGTGCAAACGACAGAGTAGCAGAGCCTTTATCGTTTGCTTTGGCAATACTCAAATAACGGCTGTAATCTTGTTGCAATGCGGTAGTGTCAAACGACTTGATTTGGAAGTACTTGAGTTTTGTAGCCAACACGATAATAGTGTCATCTAATACGGTTGTGTCGGTATCTGCTGTAAAGCTATTCTTAACAGCGTTTGTTACGCTTCTTACAAAGCCTTTAGAACGGTATTCAAAACCGAGGTATTCAAGGGTATTGTATGGTGGCCAAATCTGAAACTCATTGCCAAGAATACGCCAACGAACCCGAGGGCCTGTTGAAATATAGCCTGACTTTAGCCATTGCCATTGCTGGGCATCAACTGGGCCAAGCATCTGCCAATGTTTAGTCTTATCCCAATGCGTATTGTCTGTAACGGTTTCATAATCAGGCGGTAAGGGATACTTCGTTTTACTGAAGGTCACAGTACCGCCAACGCTTGTAGCCGAGGCTAACTGGGTAGTCGTTACGGTTGATCCTGAAACTGTATTGACATAAGTATCTTGTGGGATAGCTGTGCCAACGATTGAGTATGTATCATCCAAACCTGTGGTATTAGCAACATTTAACAGGTCGTAAGTGTTGTTAATAGTGTCACAGGTTGTGGTTATTGCTGTGGTGTAGAAACGGTACTCCAACTCCAATGCTTGCCAATTATGCTCTTTTACAAGGTCATATCCTGCACGGTTCATCAAGGCCAAGACTTGCTGCACATCTTGGTTAGGATTGCCAGCTACATAGGTTGGAACGGCAAGGTTAAGTTCAGCGGTGACTTGCTGTACAAGCTGTAATAAGTTGGAACTCATATTTAATCCTTTTACTTGGTTTTTTACCCAAGTAGTTGGGTTATAATGGTTCGGAACAGAAGGCAGTTTCCGCTACCTTCGCCCCTAAACAACACAACTTATCGGAGTTGCAATGTCTGAAACTAATTTTACCCTAACAAAAGAGTATTTACACCAAGTTTTTGAATACAAAGACGGTCATTTGTATTGGAAGATAAATAAACAAAAAATCCGTGCTGGCAATAAAGCTGGAACTATTGATTATTTAAGACCGTATGTAAGAATTACTTTAAACGGCAAAAGGTATCAAGAACATCATCTTATTTGGTTTATGTTTAACGGTAAATTACCAAAACAAATTGACCATATAAATGGCATAAAAAACGATAACCGCATTGAAAATTTAAGGGTTTGCAATCATTCTCAAAATCAATTTAATACAAAACCTAGAAATTTATATAAAAATGTCAGTTTTTACAAAAAAATTGGCAAATGGCAAGTTCAGATAAAAATAAATCAAAAAACATTACATTTTGGGTATTTTGCAGATATAGAACTTGCCGATCTAGTAGCCCATGAAGCTAGGGACTTATATCACGGCAAGTTTGCTAGGCACAATTAGGCTTCTTCAGCCTCTTTAACCTTTTTTGCTCTAGGCTTTTTTTCGCCTACTGCCGCCAAAATAGTAGCCATTTGCTCTTGCATTAGGGCTAGCTTCGCATCTGTTTCTGCCTTTATTTTAGCAGTTTCTAGTTCTTTTTTGGCAAGTTCTTCTTTCAAAGCGTTAATTTCATGCTCACGCTTATCGGTTTCTGCTGCCGCAGTCGCTAGATTTAAAAATGCCTTTGCCTTATCACGGAACGAATACGGTGACATTCCTGCCACCATGCCGATACGCTGTAATTGCTGATCTGAAGCGTGTGCAATAGATTCCACCGTTTGAAACTTAATTGCCCTTAATTCTTCGGCTTGGCTTTTTGAAACTAAAGGCCATTCTGCCAAAGGCGTTCCAACTACTTCCTCGTCATGCGCTCCTACACGATTCATGTAGTTAGCCCACTGAATAGGAAAACGCTGCTTATGGTTGTTTAACGCATAAGTGTCAATTTCGGTGAGGGTATCGCCAGCAACGCAGATATGTACAAAATCAAAGTCTTTGTAGATTGGTCTGCCAGCGTCTATGGATTCCTGCTCTTGTTGTACGGATTTCTTGTAAAAGCGTACTTGTAAGCG